CAAACAATCCTTGTAAACAGTGTATGTATTTTGAACCACGGAGCCACCCCTTTACAGACTGTCTCAGTAAGTGTAGAAGGTTTGGAGAAATCGAACCCGAATCCGGACGAGTCACCTATGAATATGCGGACCTTTGTCGAAAAAATGACCAGAAGTGTGGTCCCGCAGGTAAATATTTTGAAAAGAAATAATTCATTTAAACGAATCGGTGTAAGAGTAGTAGATGAGATTTATCTCTTTTCTGCTAGCAAACTGTGCCCATTGTTCTCACTATACGCCGTTTTATATGGAGAACACATGGGAAATGAGTACCTGTAAAAAATTCAACCATCGTTATGCGGACATGTGTCGAATGGATGAAGCGCAGTGCGGAAAAAAGGGGCGTCATTTTTCACCAAAAGACCTACTCTTGGACAATCCAAACAACAGAAATTCGTCCGATGGGTCAGGGCTTTCGATGGAACTCGACTGTATTTAAGAAAAATAAAATAGTATCGTATTTTATAATGGCATTACAACGACAACTAGACAATGCTTTAGAACTAGCAGTCCGGTTAGAAAACGATATAAACACGTTAGTTGATAGAATAGACCAATTACAACATGAATTTGACCACACTAATGTGCCTGGCCGTGAGCGTGAGGCTTTGAGAGAACAGGAAGAGAGTATCGCACAACGTAGAAGGCTAAAAGCCGAGCTCAAGGATGTAAAGAGTAGACGGACGGGGTCAAGGGGTGGAGGCAGAAAAACTAGACGAAGACGTTAAGAAATCTTTATGAAGTCGCTTTTATTTGAATAAATGAATTAAAGCGTCTTCCAATAATATTGAAATGATAAGTCTCTTCGAAGGGTCCGGACAAGTTCAATCATTGTCGGTAAAGGAACTCTATCAAGGCATTTTACACAACCTCGAACAAGTGTGTGTTCCTAACGACTTTACCAATTGTATACTTGAAGTACAAAAAGCCAAGTCATCGATTCGAAACATCAAACGAAACTGGTTTGAATTACAGAGACGGAACATCATCACTTTTCCCTTGTATTATGGTCCTCCCAGGAACATCCGTGTCGCAGAATATCCAGAGTATTTAGCGGAACAGTTACAGTGTTGTCGTTGTTTATCCCCGATACCTTTGAATGCGACCTTCTTTATCCAAGTAGAAAATTACATGAAAATAGGCACTCAAGAATGTGCTGGTTGTACAAAACACACCCATAATCAACAGATGACCGTCGAGGTCCAGGCGAATGTATGTCGTCTGTTGCTCAACACCTTGCGTATCATTAAAGTCATTGTAGAAGATAGACTTTCGAAATTGGTTCGATTGGAGCGAGAGATGTCCATGTTGTAAAGGAGTCTCGAATCCTTTCTCTTTTCTCCTCTATATTCAAATACTTATCGGATGAAATTGAATCGATAGAATAGAAGGATACTTTATAGAACATGTCCTTTTACGCGGTTGCGAACGGTAGAACTGTGGGTATCTTCACGACCTGGAAAGAATGTCAGAGCTCTGTAATAGGGTTCCCGAGTGCTAAATTTAAAAAGTTCGAGAGTCGAGAAGAAGCAGAACAGTTTATTCACCCAGAATTAGTGACTAAAATTGTAGAATTTAAAAAGGAAGCAGACTATTATGTCTATACAGACGGAGGCTGTTCGAACAATGGAAAACGGAATGCGGTGTCTGGCATTGGTATCTTTTTCGGAGTCGGTGACCCACGTAATGTGTCTCGACGAATTCAAGGCAAACAAACCAACAACACGGCCGAACTGACCGCGATTCTCGAAGCCTATGCGTTGATTGAACCTGACCTTGCGGACAAGCGTATCACGATTGTGAGTGATTCCGAATACGCGATACGGTGTGTCACTTCTTACGGAGACAAATGTGCTAAGCAAGGATGGCCTGATATACCCAATCGAGAACTGGTCAAACGTGTATACGAGTTGTACAAAGACACCCCTGTCCAATTTATCCACGTCGACGCCCATACCAATCGTATAGATGCTCATTCGGTAGGCAATCGCCACGCGGACGCGCTAGCTACGGACGCAATCGCAACAGACGACTTGGAGACTCGTGCGTTACCATAAAAATCAAAACCCATAGGTTCGAGTTTGTACAATTCCCTTTATAGTTCGCTTATTCATAACAATAATTCAAAATGAAATAAACATTTTATTTTGAACTAGCATAGATGATTCCTATATTCAATACATCTAACGCAAAAACACGCGACCAAGCATTAGATATCGTTATAAAACAAATGACGAATTCTTCACTCTATATTCCACTTGCGTACAAGTTAGACGAATCCGGATGTAGTTGTTGTCGTTCAGAGTCTTTTGACTTAATTTGTAAGGTAGGAAATGAGTATACCATTTTAGGGTATGAAGGATATATAAATCATAAAAATGATTGTGAACGTATCAGATGTTCATGTGAAGCACCTTTTACATGGAAAAATATTCATCCGAAAGAGCAGAAATACCAAGAGTTTGTGGATATATCGGAAACGTTTACCTCCATAAAAGACAATACATGGTATGAAGAGTTTACCTATTATTTTGAACAAAAACAAGAAAACGAGAATATCTATAAATACAATGAAGAAGAAACGGATTATCTAAAAAATTATGATTTTTATTTTAGATAGATTAAACTATGCGTTTCTCTAAATGTAATTTAAATAACAACTTAAATATGATTATCAAATCTATGAAATGAAAGTCAGTTTGGAGTACATTTGGATTGGAGGAAAAGGAGAGTTTCGCTCCAAGATAAAAATCATGACGGTCGAATATCCGCCTATACTGGAAGACATCCCAGAATGGAACTTTGACGGAAGTTCTACCCAGCAGTCCAGCTCGCTGGATACAGAAGTGATGCTAAAACCAGTAAAGTTTGTAAAGTCGCCCTTTCCCTTGACCCAATGTGAAAGCTATTTGGTGTTATGCGAAGCCTATAGTAGCTCGTTGGAGAACACTCGGGACCAGGCCAAGCAAATCTTTGATACTTGTCTCGAGAAGGTTCCTTGGTTTGGTCTTGAACAAGAATACTTTTTAGTCGGTGACCGCATTCCGAATAACACGGAATATCAAGGACCCTATTACTGCGGCGTGGGCGCGGGAAAACATGCATTAGAACGGCAAATTGCGTTGGAACATCTGGATGCGTGCTTGCTAGCCGGACTAGAAATATCGGGCATCAATGCGGAAGTCGCACATTGTCAATGGGAATATCAAGTCGGACCTTGTGTAGGCATTGATGCGGGCGACCAGATGTTGTTGTCTCGATACATTTTGGAACGGATTGCCGAGACACATGGGGTCGAAATCAGCTATGACCCCAAGCCCTTTCTGAATGTCAATGGGTCAGGGTGCCATGTAAACTTCAGCACAGAGGACATGCGGAAGGAGGGCGGACTACACGCGATTGAAGAGGCGATACGTAAATTGGGAAAACATCACCAAGACATCATTTCTGTGTCCGGCGAAAACAATCAACAACGTTTGACAGGGATTCATGAAACTTCTTCGATGTCTGATTTTACCTCAGGCGTCGGGACACGTCATACGTCGATTCGTATTCCAAATGGTGTGTTTAAGGATGGAAAAGGATACTTTGAAGATAGACGGTGTGCTGCGAATATCAATCCATACCTCGTGACCAGTACTCTCATGCGACTGACCCTGTAACCATTCAACTTCGTAAGTATTTGAGTCCTGACATAAAATTGAAAACATTTAAATATCTTTTCTTCAGGATATAAAATGGAGTCCAAGAGCATCTATCTCAGCAAACTCTACAAGTCTCGGACCAATATCCTCTATTATTTGACCGAGATGGGGTATGACTGTTCTTCGTATGAGCATTTCAGCATGGAAGAATTGGACATGTTACAGAAGAACGATAGTTTAGATTTCATGGTCCTCAAGGATAAAGAGAAGTGCTATATCAAATACATGACCGAAGATGCGAACACCAAGAATCCAGCGAACAGTGTGAAGAAGCTGAACATTTCCAACATCATCGACGAGATGTTTATGCAGGAGGGCATTCTGACGGAGAAGGATACGTTAGTGCTGATTACCAACGAGTATTCCACGGAAAGCATCCACAAGGCACTCAAGAACATCTGGGAACTGAAGAAGCTTTACGTGGTGTTGTTTGACTTGAAACAGCTTCAAATCAATGTACTAAAACACAAGTTGGTTCCGAAGCATATCAAGCTTTCTCCCATGGAAAAGGTGAATCTCTATACGGAACTCAAGGTGGAAGAGGACGCACAACTTCCTGAAATCAGTCGGTTCGACCCCGTGGCCAAGACCCTGTTCCTTAGGCCAGGCGAGGTGTGTAAAATCATTCGATTTAGTAAAATATCATTTACGGACCCTTATTATCGTGTTTGCGTCTCTTAAAAATATGTGCTTACTTTATGTCGGATGCTTCCATGAACTTATACATTCAAGAAAAAATGAGGGCAGATACTGCTTATGAAATGAATGAGAGTAGTCAGTCGACCTATACGTATGATTTAGTGTATCTTTTTTTCAAAACTTCTTTGTTTGTGATTCTAGGGCTTGTGTTTTATACACTCTTTAAACATGAAAATCCCACAGAAGTCATCAATCAAGTCAAGGAGAAGGCAGGAGTGGTTGCGAATGCGGTCGACCAAACAACGAAAGCCATCAAAGAAAAGGTCAAGGCATAAACCTTTTATCTTTCTATTCTATATGGCGCTATTACTCCTAGATAATCGCATCGTAGACTTGCCGTTCATTTTACGTTGTTTAAAATCAAATGTAACTCTGGTTCTATTTGATTTCGAAAAGGACACCTTTGAATCCATCGCGGAAAAAATACCCGAACAAACGTATACCCATTTAGGCATTTTACCCTACCGTACCCATTCTACTACGTTTTGCTTGGTGTCTTCCTTTGGCGAATCGGTTTTGAAAGATGTAGAACAACTAGACCCTATGTTGGATACATGGACTTCCTTCCATTTACTGGTCGAGTTATGTGTGTCTCGATTAGGAGTTCGATGCTTGGATATGATTTCCTACTTCCCTACCCATGACCTCCAATACTTATCGAAACAATGGGATTTACCGATACGTTACTCGACCAGTCCTTTAGGTAAAACCGCGTATGGGTCTAATTGGACCTTACATGGCGAATCCCTCATAGGCGTTTACTTTACCAAAGCAATTGAATCCTATCCATATTCGCTGGGGCATCGTCCGATTCAGAAAAAGTACGAGAAAAACATCATGGAAAGTATTATAAAGGGATGCGTTTAAATCCGCCCAAATATATCGAGCTTCTTTGTAATGGAAAACTTGATAGTTCCAGATAAACTCGGCTGTACGACACTCCTCTTGATTGACGATTTCGTCAAAGACCCTGCTATTCTTATAGAATCGACAAACGATACTACTTTGCCGATTCTATACTCTTACAAATCTTCGAAAAGTGAATTGTTAGAGATTATACACTCCAGATTTATGACCATAGATAGAATCGGCATCTTGTTTACCTATGGAAACGCAAATCTGTTTTTAGACCAGAAACACTTTTTTGTCCAAGAAAACATAGACTTTATGGTAGGATTGATTCGTTCGTTTGATGTAAAACATTTGGACTTTTTAGCATGTGAAACATGGAGTTATCCTGTATGGGTACATTACTATGAAACCCTGCGTGAAGCTACTGGGGTCACGATTGGCGCATCGATGAACCGAACAGGGAACCGTGCTATTTTTTCAGACTGGATTATGGAAAATACCGGAGAAGACGTAAAACACGTCTATTTCACGGATAACGTGAATCTATATCCTCATTTGTTGGACGCGATAGAGGATGTATCCGGATGTAAAATTGACGAAACTTTTATCGTGGAGTAAATCATAGAAAATGCTAGCTCTGAAGAATGCTCACGTTCGAGACCAAGACATCACGTTTGAGGAAGAAGGTCATATTTATACCATTCGTGGGGATAAATATTACAAATCCTGTACCACGTGGATAAAGTCATTCTTTTCGAAATTCAATGCGGACGAAACCATTGACAAGATGATGGCAAGCGACCAGTGGCCCGCGAATAAGTATTTTGGCATGACGAAACAAGAGATCAAGGAACTATGGAGTGAGAACGGGAAGAAGGCTGCCGAATTTGGTACGTCTATGCATAAACACATCGAGCTGTTTTACAATGGGATAGACTTGCCTGCTTCTTATCCCATTGAATTATCCTATTTTGCGAGGTTCTATCAAGACCATCCAGAACTGGTTCCATTTCGAACGGAGATGATGATTTATGACGAGGACATTCGTATTTGTGGGTCAGTGGATATGCTCTTTCTGAACGAGGACAACACCCTAAGTATATATGATTGGAAGTTTTCTAAAGAAATACAAACTCAGTCATATGGAAAGAAAGGTCTGGGACCCTTGTCGCACATGAACGATTGTAACACGACCCACTATTTCCTTCAACTCAACCTCTATCGTGAAATTTTAGAACGAAAGTATGGGTATATCATTCGAGATATGGTATTGGTCTTTATGCATCGAAACTTACATCACACGTATGTGAAATATTCTGTGCCACGTATTGATATGAGACCACTGATTGAATTACGACTAGACAATAAGTAAGGGTATTAAACTACATCATAAAACATAAAGAACAAAGGGCACAAGAAACGCAAAATAAATGTGAATCGCCATATGAAAGATTATCCATTTTTTGCTTTGATACGAGTAACAAATCAGTTCACACGCATAAAAGATAAGAGAACAATAAAGTGCGTTTAGATAAACCGTTTGATAGTACTCTCCATAAAAGTAAAGAGTGAGTCCAAGAAAGTAAAGGGAAAGTAGTTTACATAGACACATGTCAATATCTCGAATCCACCCGTAATCTGGTTTGTACCAGAAACGAATAGAAGATATAAACATGATAAACGTGAAGAGAAAGGTCAGGGTATCTTGGTAATAAAGACAGACGAAGGAAGAAACGCCTATCAAGAAACTTGAATAGAATAAATACTTAGAATACTCATAAGGCAAGGGTAATGAACATGCCTCCATTATAAAGAAATTACATTAAAGGTTACGCAAAAAAACGTATACTCTAAAGAAAATAAAGAACGAATGGCGTACAGATACAGTAAAAATGAATGCCTATATGGATGACTATCCATTTGGGATTTTTTAAATAATAAAATAGGTATTCCATACAGAAAAGAAACATCGCGTTTAAAATGCCATATTTATAAATTTCAAGAGCAACTTCATCTTTATACAGGATACAATGTATATAAAAGTAAAGGGCAAAAAAACGGCACATGTTTAAGTCAAAATGACGTCCGAAACCATCGACGGTGTTGCTCCAGTAATTAATCGACGATAAAAATAAAACGAAGATTACAGCAAAGGATGAATAGTCTTGATAGTACAGGGACAACAGAGAGGATGCTCCAATAAAAAAACTAGAATAAAAGGGGTACTTCGAGTATTCATAAGGAAGCGGTAAAGAACAGGCTATCGTATTTATATCCTTTGTATCCATACTGTATAAATACTTTATTTTGTTTCATTGTGAACGTGATATTATCTTCTCGAGAATAGACTCGGCGGATTCTAGCGCTCCTTCTATCCAGCGGGGCCTGGTCGAAAAGGCTTCTCCACAAACCAAGATGGATTCTATCTCAGGTAAGGTTCGACGAGCTGGAAGCCATCCTTGACCTATCCATAGATAGGGTTTTATCCATAGAGGAACAGGTATATCTAAACAAGGAAACAGGGTAGATAGTTCATGGTTTAAGATGCTTCGTAATTCGGGTTCTAGACGTAGATTCCCTTGATAGGTGAACTTCAAGATATCCTCTTCCTTGACATAAACCATCACTATCATTCCATCATGCATAGGTATCCAGTGTTTATAGTCGATGGTTTCAAACCAAGGGGTAGGATATTTCACGTAGATACGCAACAAGGGTGGACCTAAATTGAATGTAGTTGAATCATACGGAGACAACAGAGGGAATGTGTGGAACAAATGAGGGGGTATAGTGACGATGACTCGTGTTCCTTCATATCCATCAACCCTTACATGGTTATCTACGCGTAGGATGGTTTTGACTGAATGGTTTAATTGACAGTTCCCTTTGACAACCTTCACCATACGAGAGCACAGTTCCATCAGTCCTTCCTTAAGGACATAATATTCTTGACCTGATTGGTCAAACGATTCATGACACGATTGGTCAAACGAATGTAGTGAATCATACGCATCCAGGAAACACATCTCATGATAGCCTTTTGCATAGACAAACTGAACTGCGTCCGATTCTCCCATGACTTCTACGCATCGGTCATAAAAAAGTTGATGTAATGGCGACCTTTTCATCTTTTGAATCAGATAATCTTCGACCGAAAGGGTCTCACAGTCTAATTCGGGCAAGGATTTGGTTGTCCTTTGGTGCGTAAGACTTTGAGGTGTAAGACGAAATCTTTTGATTAGATTCCATAAAAGCGTGTGTTTTTTATGGAATCTACCCGCACCTTCATAGTTTGGATGGTAATGTTTCTTTATTTTTCCACCCCAACTGTTCGATGCTTCTAGCACAAGCACATTGTTCAAATGAATCGCACAATAGAGTCCGGAGATACCTCCTCCAACAATAATAACGTCATACATGAAGAAGGCATGTATTATAAAAACTGAAAAATAAAAGACTACATTAATTGGTTTGATTCGTCTCAAAGGTAATGGATTTGTATCCAGTTTGATAGTAGTTGTCTGTCGTAATGTTCAATGTATCGCTCAGGCGACTATCTGCGACACCTCCCCTGAATGCGTTGGTAAATACAGTAGAAGACGTGTTTATCCAGGTTTTTCCATCAAAAGAATATTTCATGTTTGGACTATTCTGCGCGAAAATAATCCACTTGTCTCCTGTCCAAAGGAGACCTCTTTGGTTTCCATTAAACATAGTATAGGTGCTAGTAGTCCAAAAAATCCCATCCGTAGAATAAGCGATTACATTAGAAGGACTACCTACGACTCCGAATACCGTTCCGTTCCATACCACATGTCTTGCTAGGGTAACTGGATTGGTCGCTAGGGTCCATTGAATCCCATCGTAGGAATAGGCAGTGCCTTCATTGCCGGCTGCTACCCATACGGTTCCATTGTACGCAATCGAATAACAGATTTCGGCAAAAGGCGTGTTTGGGTTTCCTGTCCAGTTGATGCCGTCATAGGAGTAGGCCAAGGTATTGGTTCCACGACCTCCTGCTAACCATATGTTTCCATTGGAAGTAATCGTATAACAATAGATAGTGAATATACCCTGACCCATAGTCGTCCATTGAAGTCCATCATCCGAGTAAGCCATAAACGAGGTTCCACTGCCTCCGGCGTACCATCGATTTTTGTGATAAAAAACACATCCACAATTCACTGTAAAAATGTTTTTTCCCAGACCCGTCCAGTTGATACCATCATAGGAATAGGCCAAGGTATGAACCGTGCCTTCGCCTCCAGCGACCCAAAGTGAGCCATTGTAACAGCTTTCAAACCCCCATATGTCAAAGATGGTTTTACCTAGGCCAGTCCAAGTGATGCCGTCGTAGGAATAAGCCAAAGTATTGGGTCCATCTCCACCTGCGACGATGGGCTGATAGAGTTGAATCGAGAGTGGGTCATTTAACCAATTCGAACCAATGCCGACGCCATCATTCATACCACTGGTTCCTAACGCATACCATTGGATTCCGTTTGCGGAATAGGCAAGGGTGCTTGTCTTGGTGCTAGAGGTGCCTAACGTGGCAGCTATCCACAAAGAACCATTCCAAGTCACATACATGCCATATCCACAGGATGCGGGAAAGGGAGTGGAGAACCATGTTTTTCCGTCATAGGAATATCCAACCGTATTTCCTACCACGACCCACATCTTATCATTCCATCCGATTCCATGACAATCTGGCACGGATGTACCTAGGGGTACCCAAGTAGACCCATCGTAGGAATACGCCATATTGTTTGTTCCCTGGCCTCCTGCTAAAAACATCTTTCCGTTCCAGGCAACCGCTTGACCTCCCCAGGTGCCTGTGAATAGGTTTGTCCCTAGTCCAGTCCAAACTGTACCATTGTCTGAATAAGCAATGCTGTTGGCTCCCAAACCAACCGCAACCCACCGTTTTCCATTGGTTGCGATGCCCATACACTGGGTCGTAAAGGTGGTTTTGTTAATCGCGGTCCATACCTTCCCATCGGGAGAAGAAGCCAAGGTACACGTACCCGCATTTCCTCCAGCTATCCAGAGCGACCCATTCCATGCGACACACATGCCTCCTCCAAACAAACCATTGTAGGTGGTATTCGAAACCCATTTGATTCCATCATAGGAATAGGCAAAGGTGTTACCGCCTAATCCAAATCCAGTCGCAACCCATATCGACCCATTCCATACAATGGAATAGCAATCTGTGAAGATGGAGTTGCCTAGACCAGTCCATGTAATACCATCGTAAGAATACGACAACGTGTTGGCCCCTCTACCCCCCGCAATAGAGATTCGTTTTTTTAAGGTGATACTATGCTCATAAGCGACATTGTTCACCGCAGCATAACAAATAGTGCTGAATACAGAAGTACCTAGACCAGTCCAACGAAGTCCATCGTAAGAATATGCTAACGTATTGGTTCCAATACCGCAAGCAAGAAACATTTGCCCATTCCAAGTGACCGAATACCCATAATTCGTAAAGATAGTGTTACCTAGACCATTCCACACAAGTCCATTATAGGAATAGAGAAGAGTGTTCGTACCTTGCGATACGCCTACCCATAGGATTCCATTCCATGCGATTCCAATAAGTCTAGAGATGATGGATTTTGTGTTGGTAACCGCAAACCAATCGATACCGTTGTATGAATAAAGAATATAGGATGTGCTAGTAGCATCAGCTCCTCCCGCAATCCACAGGGTTCCATTCCATCTTACACAACATCCCATGAGAAAGAGCGTAGTATGGTTCGGAAACCACGTAATACCATCATAAGAATAGAGCATATTTACGGTTCCATTCCCTGTAGCGACAAACATGTTGCCATTCCAAGCAACAGCATTGACCCATGTATTGATTTGATTGCCACGGCCAATCCAGTTGATTCCGTCATAAGAATACGCGAGGGTATTTGTGGAACTATTTCCTCCTGCTGCTACCCACAAGGTACCATTCCATGCGAAATCATATGCCCCTGTATTAAAAATAGAATTCCCTAGTCCGGTCCAAGTGAGGCCGTCGTAAGAATAGCCCAATGTATTTGTTCCTCCACCATCTCCACCGGCAACCCAGATTCGGCCATTGTAGGCTAAGCCTCGACCTTGAGCAAAAATACTGGAACTCATCCCCATCCAGGTGATGCCATCTGAGGAATACGCCATCGTATTCGTGCCTGAACCAATCGCGACCCATAGATTCGGTCTGGGTTTACCAAAGGTGAGGGTCGTATCACCTACGTCTGATACACCATCCAACGAGAGTTGTAGGTCCTTCTTATAAAGGCTCTTTGCTGAAAGTGTCATCGTCTGACAGGTTATGGTCGGTTTTAGGGTGAGGGATTGTACTGTGTTCTTATCTATGGTTTCAATGAGGTCTGTTTCACCTGAAATAAACCCGATTCCGTTGCGCTTCACGGTCAAGAGAAGTTGTACCGGATTTGCGCTACAATGTAGATTGGAAGTAATGGTCGTAGACCCGGATTGGACTGGTCGAATCGTGGTCCCGGAGATGGTCGCAACGCCTGGATTCGAACTGGTAAACGAAGTGCCCGCAATCGGTACGAGTAAGGTATCCGTCTCTATATTGACCGTCATAGAGGTGACTGGATTGACCGTATAGAGGGTATTGATGGAGGGCTGGTCTAAGTCGTAATTGAACATTTTGAAATCATCTATCGCTCCGTTCAAGGCCGGGTTGTTCGTATAGGTGGATTTTCCGATATAATTGGTGGAACGTATCACGATCTCGGATGGATGATAGGGACCCGTTGTTCCACCATTCTCATAATTGGTATAATTGGCCGAAGTGATAGAGGCCTGAAGTACTTTGTTGATATAGATGTTCCATGTGCCCCCATCCGCGCTAATGGTCCATACCAGATGTCTCCATACGTTGTCGTTACAGTCTGAATATACATTGTTTAATACACAAGAGGTGGTGTCTGTAGTGACCGAAATCCGGAGATTGTTATTGACGAACAACGCCGCAATTCCGTGTGTTTGCTGGGAGCCTGAACCATTTCCAAAGTCAAACAAATGAGTGAAATCGGTATCGGACGAGGCGTACCCAGAGGGAATACTAGCTTTAAACCAAAAAGCAAAACTGAGCCCAGTTTTTGCGATACTGAACGAAGGATAGAGTATATAATTTGGATTTGCTCGTGTTGAGACAAGTAGAGATGTTTCGGTAGGCAGAGGAATTCGAAAGTAAGACGCGGTCAGGTTCCCAGATGTATCCAATATACCATAATACGAGGCCAAGTAGTGTTCTACCTTCCTTCTTTCGAATAAAGATAATTGTCGATTGTACATAAGGATATCCAGAATCTGGCCATCACTACGTTCGGGGTTATTCCCTCCATTAATACACAAAGTGGGTAGGTACGTGATACCAGGATTCAAATTGACTCCTCTTGAGACACCGTTTGTAAAATATTGTGTGGCGATATCGGTTCCAATGAAAAAGTTATTCCCGTGAATATCGGAACGTGTATTGTAGTCTGTTATCCACGCATCGTGGTGGGCCACACCAGTACAAGGAGGGTATTCATATCCCCAGTGACCGGATAAGAAATTATTGGTTATCCCTGAAATAATTCTCTGTTTATTCGTCCCACTATAACGCGTAATTGTAAACAGTGTATAGGCGTTAAGCTGGTTATTTTCAAAATTTACAAAAAAGGATGTATCAAATTGAAGAGCATTTGTGGTTCTATATTGACTGTCTCCACTGTGAGGAGTGAGAATCATTGTTCCGGTGGTGGTCACGGTATTCCCTAGAGCAGAATCTACCCATACTTTGCTGATAGGATTAAAATCGGATGCTTTGAACCGTCGATGAAGTCCTGAGGTCACTGGATTGGTCGTGACTAAATACGCATCATTTAAAATCAATTTGGAAAAACTATTCCCCGCACGATAATAGAAATCAGGGATGGGAGTGTCTACTACCGTGAAAATAGCGGTGGCTGTTTTACCCGTAGAAACTTGGGTGGCCGTAATGACCGAAGTTCCCGTTCGTAGAGCGGTAAGAGAGGTCCCCGAGACGGTCGCAACCGAAGTATTTGAACTGGTATAGGTGAAGACGTTTGAGGTATCCGACGACGCATTTAATGTAACGGTTGAACCATAGAATATGGTCTGAGGATTGAAACGAACGGCAGGTAAAACCGTGTACATTGCCGTTTTCGTACCAGCACTATAGTCGCCGTTGGCATCTTGGGTTACCGTAATTAACGTAGTGCCCTCTTTTAGAAGGGTGAGTGTGGACCCCGATACGGTCGCGACCGATGTATCCGAACTGCTATAACTATAGGCTCCCAAACTAGGAGAACTAGGGTTTAGCGTGACCGTTGACCCAACCACAACAGATGTATCGTTGAAGGTAATCGCCGGGGGTATCTTAAGAATCAAGGAAAAACTTTTGTTGGTGTAACTAGATGCGTAGGTATAAGAAAAGTTGGTAAATGTTGAAATAGGCGAAATATTTGTATATACATTCGTAAGAACCGAAACTGGGCTGTTCGAAACCATATTGGTAGATACCCCGGTTTGAAAAGAATAACCCAAACCTACAGGAGTTATTGCTGAACTCAGTTTTAAGTACCCAAAATCTACATAGATGGTTCCACTTTTCACATGATTGGATAAACATAAGGTAAAATTTACATTCATGATGGAGTCACCCGGAGAAACCGAACCCGGATAAAGTACATTCGCAAACCCTACAGAATAATACAACACTAATTTGTCGGAGAATAATTTTGTTTTGATACTATTGTTACTGTAAACATAATAGTCGCTTGTTGAAAAGAAACTGTTGAAATTACAAAGGGTGGCTGGACTGTTTGACCTGCTTTCTCTGGGTGTTCCAAACAAGAGCATGCCACTCGAATTCGCATAAATACTTGAATAACTTATTCCATTCCACACAAACGAATTTGTGCCGAGAGATAGGGTATAAAGGATACTAAAGTCATCTGTCTGTGATATGGTAATAGCATCTGCGGGTGCGGACACATAACTACCCGAGGCATTCGGTCCAAAAATATAGGTAGCCATACTATTATCAGAGATTAATAGAGGGTTCCTTTTACTCCAATCGCTAGATTCTTATATCCGGCTTGATAAGTATCCACAGAGAAGCTTAACGAGTCCGTCACTACTTTGCTGTCGGTCTGGCTATACATCCCAAAACCAATGTCCAATGCGCTCTTGCCTAAACCTATCCAGTTTTTACCATCGACGGAATAGGCAAGCGAGTTTGTTCCTGACCCCGCAGCAATCCATCTTTTTCCGTTCCACTGTACAAAGTAACAAATGCTGAATAGGGATGCTCCTATCCCGGTCCATGCGATTCCATCGTAAGAATAGGCAAGCGAGTTGGTTCCCTCTCCTCCGGCCACCCACATAAATCCATTGCTTGCGATAGCATTTGAGCTAGTAGAAAAGAGGGTTTTTCCAAGGCCGTTCCAGGTTTTTCCGTCGTAAGAGTAAGCCATACTATCCTGAGTCCCTAGCCCAGACCCTATCCATAGTTTGTTGTATGCGATAGCATATCCGCTTGTAAGAGGTGAGGATACATAGACCCATGTTTTTCCATCGTAAGAATACGCAAAGGCGCTTGTGCCATCGACGGATGCCATAAACATAGACCCATTCCAACAAATCGCATAGACTTGGGTAAACGTATTTGAAACGGGGAACCAAGATAGACCGTCGTAAGAATAGGCTAACGTTTTCGTTCCCGCTCCTCCTGCGACCCATATCGTCCCATTCCATGCGAGTCCATGAACATTATTGCTAAAGATGGACTTCGATTTAGGGATGGGATTCCAGGTAATTCCGTCCCAAGAATAAATCATGGTATGCGTGGTTCCCGTGCCACCAACTATCCACATTGTTCCATTCCACGCAACGACATAACCTTGAGTTAAATGGGATTGAACCGCATTGGTCCAGGTAAATCCGTCCTCGGAATAGGCAATCACCTTTGACATATTTGTATTCGTTACTCCCACTGCGATGGTGGGCTGGGACATATAGATAGCGGTGTCGGGTTCTAAACCGTTGTACGCAATAGACCGTGCTACCATATTTCCAACATAGGACCAGGTAAATCCATCATAGGAATACAGCATATTCGTGTTGGTACCCACAAGCCATTTTTTACCATCCCATAATACGCCATGCCCCCAAGTGATACTAGAAACTTGAGTAAACGAAATATTCACACGGCTCCACCTTTTTCCATCATAGGAATAGGCTAGATTTCCAGTTCCGGCGGTTTGCACGGGAGAACCTCCTAAGGCAATCCACATTTTTCCATTCCACTCTACTGAAATGAAACGTGGACTTAACATAGATGTGATTTCTCCGGTGGAGGTAGCTCCTTCGTTCCATAGTTTTCCATCATTCGACCAACATAGTGTATGGTTGATTCCTTGACCACAGGCTACAAACATTTGTCCATTCCACTTCACATCAAGACCATAATTCGTTAGTGGTGGATTAGGAACAAGAGTCCAATTCGTTCCATCTGTAGACCAAGCAATGGTATTGTCCCAATAACCTACAGCAACCCATAGTTTTCCATTCCAAGCGAAACCACAACAGCTATCAGAAAACGGAGCAGCAACTCTTTCAAAAAACGTTCCAGTATTTGATTTCGCAATCTGACGAATCGGACCATTCGCAACCGTCCCGCCATATCCTCCTACTAACCATTGGGTACCATTGTAAGCAACGCAATTACACCAATCTGTAATGACGGTATTCCCCAATCCGGTCCAATTGATTCCATCGTAAGAATAAGCAATCGTATTTTTACCTGTAGCTTGTTGTACATCATTACCTCCTACCGCAACCCAAAGTGTCCCATTGTATAAGACATCGTTACATCCATTGTTAATGATAGAGGTTCCTAACCCTTTCCATGTGAATCCATCATAAGAATAGGATAGTTGAGGCGTAGAGACATAGAGTCGCTGTTTAAACACAATTTGGTTTTCGAGCGTATTGTTGTGATGGATACAAATCCCCACACCCATTACTGCTACCTTCGGATACCACGTGATACCATCATACGAATAGGCGATTTGAGGAGATGCGACACTCACTACAATAAACATGGTGCCGTTCCATTTGATACGCCGTGCGCTAGTGATATAAGGTGTGGTTACCGGTATCCAGATATTGTTGCCATAGGTATAACAAATGGTAGAACCACCTGTCCCTACGGCCACCGTTACGATTCCATTCGACGCAATACCATGACATTCCGTTGTGAAAAAGGCTTTTCCTCTTCCGACCCAGTTAATTCCATCGACCGAATCCGCAATGAAATTGTAAGGACCTACCCCTGCGGCAAGCCATTTTGTTCCATCATAGGTGACACCAAATAGACCACCTCCAAGTGCGTCTGTTACAATCGGAAACCATTGTACACCATCATAGGAATACGCATAGCGATAGGTGCCTGTACCTCCTACCGCAATCCACATTTTTCCATTCCAAGCGACATCCCTCCCAAAGGTAGTGAGTATATTTGGAATTGACCCGGATACTGCGTACCAATCGATTCCATTGTAGGAATATCCAATACTATTGGTTCCACTTCCTACCACGACAAACATTTTCCCGTTCCACGCAACATCATGGATATTGCTGGTAAAAATAGGACATGCTTTGCTGGTCCAGTTGATTCCATCGTAGGAATTGGCCACGTAGGGAATCAAAGTCTTCGTGCCTACGGCGACCCACAAGGTTCCATTGAACACGACCCCTACGACTTCGGTCATGAGGGTGGTCCCTAATCCAGTCCAGTTTATCCCATCATAGGAATACGCCAAGCTATGGGTGGTATTTCCACCCATGACCCACATCTTCTTTTTGGATTTGCCGAAGCTTACCTGGGTATCCCCTCCTTGAGATAATCCATTCATGTTACAGGTCATGTTTTTCTTGTAGACATTCAGGGTTGTCTCGAATCCGATGGTTTGAATATCTCCATCTCTGGTTAGGTTCACAGTTTTTTGTGTGTTGTTCTGAATCACATCGACCAAGTCATACGCGGAACCATTCACGACGGTTTCAAAATGGGTCAGAGTAGTGGTGGTGAGGACAGGACTCTCTGAGATGGAAGGATGTATGGTCAGGGTTGCTGTAATGGTCTCGGTCCATTGTAGGGCGGTAATCGTGGTGGTCCCTACCCCGACCAGAGTGACTACGTTGTCTACAATGGTTGCGACCGATGTATTGGAACTGGTAAAGGTAAAGCCCCCTGACCCGGTAGACACAGGATTGGCCAACGTAAAGGGCGGGTCGCCAAATCGTTTCTGAAAAGAAGGGAACTGACTCAGCGTATAGGTTCCGGAGAAAGCCAGGTCTGTATAGAGTGCGCTAATTTCTGTTTGGGAGAGTGGTCTGTTCCACATTTGGAAAGTATGGATAGAACCATTTAAAAAACGATTAAGCGTATCATCCGTACTCCAATTTGATTTCGCGATATAGTTAGATGACCGTAATTTACTTGCTGGATGGAATGGGGATGAAACATTTCCTGCGCTATTATACCCAGTTGCTGAAGTAATCGTTGCTCTCAGTGCCTTGTTGATATAAAACCGATAGGTAAGACCATCCGCGCTAATCGTCCAGACAAAATGAGTCCATACATTATTATTACACCCTGTAATTACATTGGTTAATTGAAAAAATTGATTTGATGCGTTGTATATTGAAAATCCTAAATCGTTCCCAAACATAAAACAAATGATATTGTCTAGATTTGTCCCATTCCCAAGGTCAAATAACCGGGAATAGGATAAACTATTGTCCGATTTAAACCATAGAGCAAAGGTGAGCCCCGTTTGAGCAATATTGAACGACGGATAAATAATCCAGTTGGGATTGGTGGTCGAGGATACTAGCATTGAGCTCTCGGATACAAGCTTTTCTCTGAAATACTTCGGAATCAGGGTGTCTCCGGTGTCCATGTTCCAGGTTTTATTGATGGCAGACTGTTCCAGAGGGTAGTTGTACATCTGAAAGTCGTCGACGGAACCGTTGAGTTTATTATTCGTTTCACCTGAAAAACTACTCTTCCCAATAAAATTTGAAGTTCGCAGGACACTCGATGGATGAGAGGGGGCTACACTCGTTTGGTTCGTATACGAACCATAGTTGGATGAATTGATATTCGCTACGAGTACTTTGTTGATGTAAAATTTCCAGGTTAAGCCATCTGCGCTAATGGTCCATATCAAGTGTCGCCACGTATTATCATTACATCCCGTATACACTTGGGTTAAATGACATGCCCCAGAGTCTATGGTAAATACGCCAATACCTGTACCATACGTATACAAGAGGATATTGTTGATATTATTGCCGTTTCCAAAGTCAAAGATTCGTACCCAGTTATTATTTGGTGCGATATTAAACCATAGAGCAAACGTGAGTCCCGTTTGCGCAATATTAAACGACGGATACGTGATGTGGTTGTCAGCATTCGAAACCAAAAGATAGTGCTCGGTCTCGAGAGGTGCCCGAGAGTAAGATGCGGTAAGACAACCTGACAGGTCAAGTAGACCATAATGAGACGCCAAATAATGTTCCACTTTCTTTTTCTCGTGTTCCGATAATTCGCGGTTATATATGAGAAGGTCGAGAACTTGACCGTGACTTTCTTCTTGAGAGGTAGTGTTAATGTTTAACACAGGAATAGAGTAAGATAGCGGTGTATCCGTATCTCTAAGTATACCATTGGTAGAATAGGTAGTTGCTGTATCTGTGCCAATAAAAAAAGAGGACCCATGTAAGTCTATTAGGGGGCTCGTTATCCAGCTATTATGATGAGCCACGCCTGCGTTTCCTGAATGATGACCTGATAAGAAGTTTGTACCTGCTGTTGTGTTCGTTATAATTCTATGCTTGGATGTACCGCTATATCGAGTAACGGTAAAAAGGGTGTACAACGTAAAGGAACTGTTATTAAAGGTGACTTTTCCTGTCGTATCGAATTGAATCACGTTCTTGGTTCGAAATTGCTTGTCTCCGCTACGGGACACTTTTGTCACGGTGCCGGTTGTAGAAACGGTAGTTCCTGTGACAGAATCCTTCCAGACATTGTTTGAAAAATCTTCTGCTTTGAATCTACGATGAAGCCCACTTGTCACAGGGTTTACCGAGCCTATGTAAGCATCGTTTAAAAGTAGCGTGGTTCCTGTTCCCACATTTTTAGCTCGATAATAGAAATCAGCCATTACTATTCTATCATATTATTAAATCAGGAGATTGAATTAAAAATATTGTTTACTATTAATGGCACAAATCGCAATACCTTTAGTGGTGGTGGGGGCGCTTTATTTGATGTCCAACGAAAAGGAAACAGAAAAGGAAAAAGGAATCGAAGGGTTTGAAGGGGCGGATGTAAATGAATCCCAAATGTTGTTGCGTGACAAAACAACCGACTTCCGAAATCAATACGCAACGTCGAAACATACCCTGAACAACGAAGGCACCTATTCTCAATATCAAGACAAGTACTTTTTTAAAGAATCCACCCAGAGAGACCCCTTGTTTAATAACGAGGCGGAAGCCAAATTTAAATCCCTGAATGGGGAAACTCTGTCGAATAAGGAGGTCACTCATAACAACATGACGGTCTTTTATGGGTCCAAAAGCTATGGAAATCTACCCGATTCCGATTATCGTTCCTCTACCCTAGACAGCTATAGTGGATTAGGGACACTGTCGATTGAAAAGAAAGAAATTAGCCCCATGTTTAAACCACAAACCAATCTTCAAAACGTTTATGGAAATCAAAACCAAAGCGACTTCATTCAGAGTCGAGTGAATGAATCTTGGCGAAAGGCCAATACAACTCCTTGGCAACCGGTTCGAGACAACAAGGGAGAGGTCGGGTTTAACTGGGCGATGGCAGACCGAGACAAGTCCATGCCGAAATCGGTGGATGAACTGCGCACTACCAACAAACCCAAGGCCAATTATGGTCTTGATTATAAAGCGCCAGCATATGACCCCAAAGCCATTTCTCTTGAGATGAAACCACAGGACCGAATGGGACAATTTGTGAAAAAGGGTCCGGATACCTATCACGTGAACAATTCCGTCGAGATGATGGGGACACCCGGAGGATTTGAAAGGCCTCGTGTCGCGCCCGAACAAATGTTGACGGACGAACAACGTGACACCACCAACGTGGAATACTATGGTGTGCGCGGCGTAGACGACATTGGTTATACAAGCAAGGGAGAAGCAGGATACGTTCACAAACAACAACTGAGGTCAGACACGGTACTTAATGTAGCCAATGCGACCTTCAATCCGATGCATGGTGAAAATTACGGAAAGTCTGGATACAAAGCGTACATTAACAACCGCGACAACGACACGGATTATTTTGGTGCGATTCAAGGAGCGTTTTTGGCAAACGTGGTCAGTCCTCTGGTAAAAACCCTGAAACATACCAAGAAAAAGGATGTGGAGGCTCCCCGGGCAAATCTAAAAGGGCCTGCTCGGTCTATTGTGTTTAATCCGAAAGAACAAATGCCCGTGACCCATCGTGAGATGTATACCGAGAAACTAGGCATGAATCATTTGTCGTTCGAGCGTCAGCAAGGCACGGGTTACCAAGTGGCAAACCCCTATCTTCCGGAAACCCAGCGACCAAGTACCAGTGCCGAAGTGTATGGTCATGCGAACGGAACCGAAAAATTCAGGTCGTATGGGGCGGAATACAACCAGCGTAACATCCAGAAACCCTACGAGAATCGTATCCCGAATGGAAACGCGAAAGAGTTCCAACGTGACCGGAACTTTAAGACTGTAGACCGAGAGCAACAACAAACTTACCAGACGGTGGGTGCGAGACCGGGTATGCCTCATGTCCAATTCATGGGAGAACAGACGAAAAATGTGACTGCTTACGAGAACATCCAAGAATCGTATAACAATGCGGACCTACTGAAGGCATTCAAGTCCAATCCGTATACGCAACCCTTGAATAGCTTCGCCTAATAAGTATTTAAATCTACAGATAGAGTATGTGCTGGAACGCAGATATCTCTCTTAACACGTTCCTCTTTGGTTGTTTTGTGTTGGTTTTTATTTATTTGACCCACACGTATACACGATACAAAACACCCATGTTTGATGAACCATTGGTTTATCTATTTTTGGGTGTATTAGTCTCTATGCAGTTATTCGAGTTTTTTATGTGGAGAAATTTAACACACAAAAAAACGAATACGATATTATCTAAGATAATATCTATATTTGTAGTGGCTCAGCCATTATTACTTATGTTGTTGATACAACCTCAGATGATTCGCTACGGAATGATTACATCCTATATTATATATACAATTCTGTATCGTATATACAAATTGAATTATAGCCCTTTCGTTTTTAATACATCGGTGTACAACGGTCATTTAAAATGGGAATGGATGGACGTGAAAGGATGGGAAAGAATGAATCATCTTATCTATTTAGGATTTTATGTCCTTTCCTTATTCCTAGTAGACAATCATCTGCTTAAAATTTTTGGAATATCTACTCTACTCATTTCGATTCTATTCTATTATAAAGATGGAACTTTCGCTTCGATGTGGTGCTGGATAGTAAACGTATTTTTTCTATATGTTCTTCTCGACATATTACTGATACAACCCTTCCTTGAATACAACGGACTTTGTTAAGTCCAAGGATGTTCTTTAAATATTTTGTAATTGTATGTATATTGCTTTTCTCTTCATTCTGTTTGGGGGACTTTTATGGTATAAGGAAGAGAAAAACAGCCTGTTGAATTGGCCCATTGCGTTTAGTATCGCATGTATTTTATTTGGTGCGGTTTTATTGTTCTATGGGATAGAGCCGGTTTCTGGAAAGAAGTCTACAGAGGCATCGAAACAAATACTACAATGGCATTGGGTTTTTATTTTGGGACTTATCTTTCTGGGTTCTGTCTCTTATACCATTGCTGCGTATTTTCATCTAAAAATGGAACAATGGGATTTCTTGAAGGCTTTTCTGATTGCGGTACCCTTTCTTCTCATCGAATATCAGTTTTCTCTGAGAGGAAACTATTACGCCAAACAACATTTGATGATGAATGCTGTACAAATTACGATTTTAACCATGATTTTTTACTTTTTTAACGCATGGATACTCACCTATTTTTTCTTGAAACAGCCCATCGTATGGTGGCGTGAATGTTTGGCTTTTTCTTTTATTGTTCTGGCTTTTCTCACGACAACTACACTAAAATAATCGTATAATGAAGACAAAGAAAAGGGAGGCGCAATTAACGAAACAGTTTCTCCAGGTAATGCATACCTGGTAATTGATTCTTGTTGTTCAACAGTTTCATGTAAGAATCCCACAACACGAACACTTTCTCGTCCCAAATTATCCATCCTACATACATCAAAAACATTCCTAAAGTTGTATAGATATCCTTTTCGGACATGGCCGTATTGCGGATAGACCATAGAGGCAGGACTTTTAACAAGAGTAAAATCAAGGTAAAATAGAGGATATTCGTGAGTTTCACATTATAATAAATCATGGTCACCAAGACAAACAGATGCTCGAGTACACCAATATACAAGGCGAATTTTGGATTATGGGTAAAAATCCCGGTCATGTAGAGCACATACCATAGAAAAATCCAGTAACTAAAAATATAGTCTGGCCTTAACGGGTCACTCATTTAAAATACTTATACAAATAAATCTGAAGTTCGCGTTTTAAATCTTCAGGTAATTGGGTATTGTGTCCTTGGTATACTTCTATATGGTCTCTAATAACTGTGAGAATTTCATTCGCTTCTTTTAAGTGATACTTCTTGTAGACGTCGCCGTTCGACAGGACCCTTGTTTTACAGAGGAAAGGTTCTGGTTTTTGTCGAATGAAATGACATCCGATGGAGTCATCTGGGTCTAGAACTTCATACTCGTAATAAAACCACGGGTCGTCTTGTTTGTAGTAACAACGTATCCGGTCCTGTTCTCTTTTGTAATGGATGGTCTCGTGCTGTTTGGTATGAATGTTCATGCTATCGATGGAATGGAGTTCGAAATCTTTCGCAAAAATAGGTTCCAAGAAGTAAAAGGCCGGGTCTATCACATAATAGGTGGTGGTCGTGACAGGAACTAGAAGGGCTACGTGGCATAAATCCGGCGTACCCTCCACACGATAAATAGAGGGAACGGACGCAGGCACGATATAGGATTTGACCTTGTAATTGGCCTTCAGGTATCGCTTTAAAAAGGTACTAAGAGCAATACAGTTCCCTGAGTTGTATTTCTCTAACGTTTTGGCGGAAGACGTCAACTTGTATTTAATATACGGAAAGGTCGAAAAGGAAATATTTTCGTAACAAGTAGACAATGCGTCCTTTATCATCGACACATGAATCACTTGCTTGGTCAATGGAATCAGTTTCGTTTTCATTATATACAAATTATAAAAAAAGAACCTAAACAAAGCGTCAAAGGGAAAGTATGGAGGACTTAGATAGACTCATCCTTACCTTAAAGGAAACCAAGACAATTCCCCACCTTTTGTTTTATGGAGAGCCCCATGCCGGAAAACGGAAGAAGGTTCAACAGTTCCTTCGTCGGATTTATACACCGGAGGAATACAAACAGTACTGTATGAAAATAGAATGTGCGACTTCGAATGGCATCAAGATGATACGGGACGTGATTAAAGAATTCGCAAAACAGCAAATAGGAAATCATGTCTATTTTAAAAGCATCGTCCTGTATGATGCGGAGAACCTGACCATTGATGCACAATACTCTTTGAGACGGTGTATAGAAGTCTATAGTAAGACCACCCGTTTTTTTATTGTGACGTCGAATCGCGACCGGTTGTTGAACCCCATTTGTTCCCGTTTTGTTCATCTTTATGTTCACAAGACCCCCATTGTCAAAGAGCCTACCGTCTTTCCCGCTAGCTTGAAAAAATGGTTAAAAGAGCCGGACCTCACCCAAGTCGCGACAAAACTATATAGCCAAGGTGTCTATGGGGACCAGCTGTTAGAGTATTTTAAAGACTCGGATAAATATTGTCTCGTAAACTTTAAATATGAATCGGTGTGTAAAGAACTCAAAAACGAAGTATGGATTCTTCATTATCTCCTTCAGTCCTTTTTAGGGTGATTTATCTTGAATGCGTTTTACGGCTCTTTATTCTTTAACTGAAAAGTGTATATGGAAGATTATACCTCTAATGTGTTGACGGATTCGAAGAATGAATGGTCCATCCTATTGATTAACTACTTAACTCCTCATGTGATTGACGGGTTTCGTTCCATTTTTAACGAGTCTGTCCAGTTGTGTGAAAAGAGTGATGAACTCGAAAAGTATTTGATGACCTTTCAGAACTTGTTGAGCCGGATTCCGAAATGGAACAACGAAATGGTTCGCAACGAGAAAGAACGAATCATGAAGCTTTGTAATTGTTCCTATCTAGAAGATTTGATGACTTGTGTTCATATTATCCAGTTGAAAATTTTGAGCTGTGTTCGGGTGGGCAATGAAACCAAGAAAATCACAATTGACATTCCGGATTTTGGTTCCTTTCTCCACAAAGTCTACATTAACGTGGCTCGAAAGCTCTATTCCAACATTTATTTGTTTGAGATTGACATTCCTAGCCTAGAGATTCAAAAAAGAAATCGTGAGTTCGAAGTGATTGTACAGACATGCGTCATGAATACGATTCGAGACAGTATTCCTGTTGAAACGTTGCTGAGACAATACATCGATGAATCTACCGAATATGAAGTCAAACGCGAGCCAGTGAAAGAGACTCCGGTCGAGAAGCCGGTGGAGAAACCGGTGGAGTCAAAGGCGATTGAAGTGAAGAATGAAGTAAAACCAGTGGAGGTGAAGCCCGTTGAGTTAAAACCAGTGGAAGTGAAGCCCGTTGAGTTAAAACCAGTAGAGATTCCTGTGGAGCCAGCGATATCCGCGGAGGTGAAGAATGAAGTGATTCCGGCTGAACCCAAACAGAATATTTCTTTTAATGAGCAGTTGGAAACCTTCGAAATTCCAGTGGAAGAGGATTCACTCCAAATTGGCGAAGAGATTCCCCTCAATCGGCTCTCTTTTGAAGATTTAGAAAAATCCTCTTCCTGTGAAATTGATTTAGGGATTGTAGAATTGTAATTAAGTTTAGAATGTGTCCTTTTTTTCCGGATTCATTCTAAACATGGAAGAAGTGTATGTAGCCTTGATTGTTGGATTCCTTTATTTTATTTGTAAAGTCGTTCTCAACAAATTTCAGAAACAGGACACTGGACAGAGAGATATACGAGATAGTTTTTTAGTGGCCGCATTGGTAGGTGGAGTCCTTTTTGTAAAGAAAACCAACTTTGCGAGTCTGTCGGAGAAGGCAAAAGTGTTTGTGAATGAACCCGGCTTCTAATAAGGGGTCGTGGCCCATGCGCCGTAGGGCTCCGCATAAGGGTTGCGCACCTTAACGACGCTTGGGCTCCGCCCTGAATTATAGTCATGGTCTTGCCATGTGATAAGTATTTGAATTTTAAAACTTGGAATGATTTGGAACCGTATTCCACATCATTTAATCTCATTTAATTTGAATTTTAGTGCGGACAAGTTCGTCAATGTCCACGTAGGTATCGAGAGACGAAGCCACATACTTTTCAAAACAAGCATGTGTTAATTGACGCTCCGGTGTGTGATTGTGGACAATTCGAGCAATCATTTTATAGAGTTTAAAATCAGGGTATCGGTCTTCCCCGTTCTTTTTATAGAGTACATTCACACCAGCGTCGTCATAAATCCATGAGATGATGAGGTCGTACACAGGTACCTTTTTAAATTTCTCTAAATCATTCAAATCGTCAATGATAAAATCAATGATGGAACAACCTAGGCGACACAAATCAAAACTCTTGTTGGGAAGAAGACGGGGCTTTTGCGGATTGTAAAAGGGCTCGAAATTATATTGCGTATACGCCATTCCGTGTTCCGAGAAACTATCACTACAAATGACCTTATCGTTCACGGTATAAATGGCTCGTCCAAAGTCAATGATTTTATAAATCTTTCCGAACGTGGGAATTTTATAAAAGACACCTTTAATTTTATAATACAAAAATTCCTGGTCCGTCGGAATGTACATGATGTTGTTTGTGTGTAAATCATTGTGTGTAAAATCAAAGAGTTCCTGGTACGTATACAACATGAGGATGACTTGGAACATGGCGCTCTCCAATTCTTCCACGCGTAGCTCGTTTTTCTCCAACAACGAATCCAGCGTATTCTCACATTTCTCAAGGGTGACCACTTGGGTAGGCATATCTTTTAGCACCAATATCAAGTCAATGGGCTCTTCCATCGATTCAAAAGACTGGGTTTCTTCTTCACATTCTTCGTCTGTGTGACTGATTTCCGAATCGTTGTCATATTCTTCTGCGGATTCGGTTGCCTCAATGGTGGCTTCGCCTGTCTCGCTTGACTCATTGGTTTCGCTTGTCTTTACACTCATGTCAGACTGCGCTTCTTCCTCTCCGGAAAGTTCTTCCATCTCAATCTCAACATCTTCATCTGAGATTTGAATCGGGGATTGCGCTTTCTTTGAAAAGACGGATTCGTCTTTGAAATGAAAAAGGGTATTGAGCTTGTCGTTAAAGTAGTTGGAATCACAGATGTATTCAAAATCATCGGCCACATTAATTTCGACTTCTTTCTGTATACAGACATAACTGTCGTACACCTGTATGCCATGTACAAAACCCTTCTTGTGAAGTAGGTCGGTGACATAATAGAAGAAGCTATCCACATAGGCATAATTGTGACAGGATTGAATGGCTGACTGAAAGAGTCCCTTCTCTGAAGTTTCCATGGACTCAGAAGGAAGAATGGAGAGGTCTTCCCCTTTGTATTTGCCTATCAAATACTTTACATAATCGACGAGCGTAATGTATTTCTTAAAACAGGTCTGAACATTTCCAGACAGGTCCATAAACTCATATTCGTTGTAGGTTTTTTTCTCTATATACTCTTGTAGGGGGAAACGTGGCTGAATGCCTAAATAAGAATAGATAGGACTATAGTCTGTTTTTGCTACAAAGTCGTTCATTTCATTTTCCATATACTTTTTTTCGTGATAATTTAACTCATTCAAGCCATTCGTCAAAATAGAAGGGATGTTCTCTCCATCTATTTTAATGACCTTAGAGCTAAAAAAATTCGACATGAAGCGGATTGTCTTCAATAAAGATGAGAACAAAGGTCCCGTGATTGTTTTGATAGGTCGCCGTGATACGGGTAAAAGTTACTTGGTTCGAGATTTGTTGTATCATCAGCGAGACATCCCGATTGGTACCGTCATCTCGGGCACAGAGAGCGCGAATCATTTCTATTCGGACCATATACCTCCTGTGCTCATTCACGGAAAGTTCGAGACCAACATCATTCAGAACATTTTATTGAGACAAAAACAAGTGATGAAACAAGTGAGACATCAATTGGATGTGTATAAAAAATGTACCATAGACCCGCGTACGTTTGTGATTCTGGATGATTGTTTGTACGATAGTTCCTGGTCTAGAAATGAGCTCATGCGTATGATATTCATGAACGGACGCCACTGGAAAATTATGCTCATCATTACCATGCAGTATCCTCTAGGTATTCCACCCCAACTCCGTACCAACGTGGATTATGTCTTTATCTTGCGCGAACCTTATATTGCGAATCGTAAGCGAATTTATGAGAATTATGCGGGCATGTTTCCGACCTTTGAATCGTTTTGCCAAGTTATGGACCAGTGTACCGAGAACTTCGAATGTCTCGTCATTTGTAACAACAGCTCCAGCAATGAGCTCAGTTCACAGGTCGCATGGTACAAGGCTAACCCGACTCCGCCATTCAGAATGTGTGCACCCGAACTATGGAAGATGAAATCCAACGAGGAAGAAGAAGAACCCGCATTTGATTCGAAGAAGAATATCAAGCAAAAGATTAACGTGAAGAAGACCAAGTTCTAGAGCGACCTTTTCGTCTACTCTGGCTCTTTTTCATACCTTTTGCTCTGGTCTTCCGACGTTTCCTCGTGGTACGTTTACGGCCTCCAGTGACAGCACTAATGGCAGGATTAGTGTTAGGGAGAGGACGATTGACAGGCTTAGCTCCAGGCTTAACATATTTATACCGGATACCTTCATCTGAATCGATAAATGTTTTGTAAATGGTTCTCCATGCCGCTGTATAGGGCTTATCATATTTTTCATGAAACTCTGGAAGGTTTACTCCTTCCCATGTATCCTTCAAAAGAATCCCTTTGATAGGGTCATCCATTTGAGCGGCTGATGCTGCCATCAAAGTAAAGGTAGGGGGTCCCTCTACGGTTAATTGAACTACATTGTGATCCGCTAAAATAGGCGTTTCTTTAGCGTAGGGTGTCTCAAATGCGACAAGTGAACCTCCTGTCTGTCGATTTACCTTTACAATGAACATACCGTCTATTTCTGGTGTCAAATTCTTTTTATCCACTTGGTTATTCATCAGAATACTATCGGGCCATCTATCTTTCTGAATCTCATGTTGACTCACGGAATATTCTGGTATATTCAACTGTTTTATTACCTCTTCCATCGAGGTTCTTGATTTTTTCGGGGTAATGTTCGAATCCCCTGTAATATAATCAACTCTCGATTTTAAAGCCCAATCATAGACCGTTTTGAATTGAGAAGGGTCATCTCCCGCACTGGCTCCGTGCCAATTGGCGATAGTGATGGTTTTATGATATTGGGTTTCTTCCAGGGTAAAGACCGTGACCTTGAGTGAGGTATTTGGAATAATCACTTGTTTTACATCTTTATCCAAAATAGTATAATTCTCCTTGAACTGGCTCGTATAGTAAAGGCCTAAAGATTGGTCTTTAAAATACTGATAGAAATGGGAGTTGCTATCTTCAACGAAAGATTTTTGGAAGGGCTCTGTAATGACCATTAGAACAGAATTGGTATAACCAAGAGCCTTCTTATATTGTTCAATCATCACGTCTTTGTTCATGGGGTGTTGTATCATAAATCCACCCGTGGGTTGAGGGAAGAGTAAAGAACCATATTGTTCTAATTTATACAAACGTTTGTTGTCTATAGTATCCGTATCCTTGATATAGATATCCTGTCTGATGTGGTCATACCATTCATCAAAATTAGGTTCTCCAAAAGAGGGCAGTCCAGAAGTCCCTGAATTCGCCCGCATTATCTCGTTAAATGCTTTTAAAGCTGGTTCAAACAACCGTTTTTTGAACAGTTCCTTTTCAGACTCCATATACATAAGGAGTATTTTAATTTAGTATTTAGGAGTTTAAAAAACTTATGGCCTATGGCTTAAGGCTTTTCTGAATTACCAGAACTACGGAAGACGTCTGTAAACAAAGCAGGAGTCGAAAGATAGCTCGTATCTCCCATGGGGCCTTTTGGACCCACAGGTCCGGGTTCTCCTTGAAACCCGCGAGGACCTAATGGACCCACCGGTCCAGGTATTCCTTGAATACCCCGAGGACCTATAGGACCAATCGGTCCTTGTACACCTTGAATCCCCATGTCTCCTGTATCCCCCTTTTCCCCCTGTGGGCCTATGATGGGAGGTGTCAACTTGTATTTGACGGTTTTTCCTTTCTCGCCCAAGTTCATCAAGGAAGCGGACCCGATAATTTCATTCGTACTGTAAAGAACCATCCTGTAATTTTGGATTCTCGTTTCACAGCAATCTGCACGATTGGTCAAAAGAATCGAATCTATCTCGACTCCATTCCCCAATTCGATCACCAACGTGTCGGGAGCTATGGAAGAAGAAATACTCGTATCCCGGACATTGTCCCATAATTTTTCAATTGGACCAAATTGGTTTCGCCATCCTCGGTTTCCATTCAGAAAATTGGCTTTGTTTCCTCCTTTCCAATATTCTACCATTTTCCCAGACTTATCGTAGATAGTCATGTCGCTTATATTTAACCAAGAGTCTTCCTTTGTTGTCATAAGAGCTCCAACAAAGTCTAGTTGTATTTTGGTAATAGGCGCATCTTTGGACAAGAGAATCGTTTCAATCAAATTCGGTTCGGAGACAAACCCCTCTTTACATCCCAGAAGCACGAAAAGGAGACAAAAGAAAAAAATCGCTATATACAGAAGAAGATTCGACATATATAGTGAGGATATATTTACTGGAGGTTACCGGAGGTTATCGAAGGTTACCGACGATTATCGAAGATTATCGACGATTACCGGAGGTTACCGACGATTATCCTAAGATTACCCATGTCTTTTTTTGTATAAAATATAACAGTGTGTTATTCTATGAAAACGAGAAAAAAAATACCCAAAAAGACGTTTCGCAACCTTCTTCTGTGGAAATTACCGAAATACACTCGTAAACATTTCCAACGTAAATACGATGGAAATTTTTACATTGACACCCTATACACGGAGCCCATGCGTGAGATATATTCCAGAAAACCTAAACCTCCCAGAAAAAGATGTTGCTATCCTAAAAGGATTCACCCCTTTACCCTACACAAAAAACAGTCCTACGTATGGAGAATATCGGGTGGATTGTTTCACCGAATCTGAAAGATTAAAGTATAATGACATACTAGACCATGGAACCGATTTCAGAAACACCTGAAGTGTATCATGATACATTCGCCGAATATCTACACAAGATTAAAGATTTGACCATCCTGGATGAAGAGATGATTCATCGTATTCGAGGATTTACAAAAGAAGAAAAGATGGAAATTATTGTCGCCATGAACCAAGTGATTTTTAGTTTATTATCTCTATTGGATATGTAATTTTCGTAGTGTAGTATAATGTCGAAACGCAGAAGATATGAACTACTACGAAAGATTTTGTCTAAGTATTTGAAACCTTTTCAATGGTAGTCCTTTGTTCTAGTGTTTCAAGCGCCTTTAACCTTTGAATTAACTCCTGAAAAGTATATCTAACCTGAAATGTCTCGGAATGTCGATTACGTTTTGACTTCACCACGATACGTCTCGTATAGTTTTTACGGGTTTTGACTCGTTCTAGGATTTCTTGGTCTTCTTGGATACGACGTAAGTCTTCTTGTTTCCACCTTGCGTCTTCTTGGATACGACGAGCATCTTCTTGTTTCCATCTATCTTCTTCCTGGATACTTCGAATGAGTTGATGGTCTATCGTTAAGGGATGAATATAATAAATCGACTGGGAATCCTGATAGGCTTGAAAACGTTTGTAAGCAAGCATTTCAGCATCGAACCTTGTCCTTTCCTCTTCTCTCAGCAAGTCTTCTTGTTCTCTTCTAGCCAATTCTTTTTTACGTCGTGTATTCTCTCCCGTCCTTCGTTCATTTCTTCGGAGGGCAAGCATACGTTCATCTTCCACTAACATATCGTGTTGTTCTCTCATCATATTTTCATCTTCAGGTGTATCTAGTTCTATGATATCTACATGAATTCGCAACCGCGAATAGCAACAATTCATATAGTATTCGGAGATTAAACAATTGCGGGGCCTTCTGCTCCCATCGGCCCTACTTCACCTCGGGTTCCTGGAGTACCATTTGTTCCATTCTTCCCATCTTTACCATTCTTCCCATCTTTGCCATCTTCCCCATCTTTGCCATCTTTGCCATCTTCCCCATCTCTACCATTCGTCCCATCTATACCCTTATTGCCATTCGTCCCATTTCTACCAGCCGGACCAGTCGCACCAGTCGCACCCATCGGACCAGCCGGACCATTCGCACCAGTCGGTCCAACCGGACCCATCGGACCCATCGGACCCATTATTCCCGGTTCTCCTTTTGCGCCATCTTTAGGCCGAATCATAAATTTATAAATGACACATCTACCATTTGAACCAAGTAGAATGAGAGGGATGGAGATAAACACTTGATTATAGTGGTATAAGACTAGATTGTAATTTTGTATTCTCGCGCCACAACAACCATCCCGATTAGTGATACTTATAGACCCGATTTCTCGTGCTGGATTTAAATCCATGATTAAATTTGAACGGTTGGTTGACGAATGGGCAATACTCCACGAATCATCCCACAGATGATGTACAGGATAACCACCAAGAGTTCCATCCGTAAAATACACATTTCCATTCTGCCAATACGGGAATCGTTTCCCACCTCTATCAAACATGGTTATGTCTGCCAAATTAATGACCGAATCACCCAACCCAGATTGGTCTCTCGGGTCTCTACCATGGTCAAAACGGATCTGTACACTGGTTATCGGTTTGAACTCATCAATATGAACGACGTGTTCATGGGTATCCCAGCTGAGGAATCCTTCGAAGGTACGAAAGAAAAAGGTCAGGAATAAAAGAAAGATTACAAAAAGAAGAACCTGGTCTGTTTTTCTCATACACTATCTAAATATTTTCAAAAGCATGTATATCTATAAAATTTGAGTGCGCGTGTCAATCAGTTCTACGTAGGTCGCATAATAAATGTCACCCTCCACGGATAAAAACCGTTTAAATCGATTGCTCGAAAATAAAATCAAACCAAAGGGTTCCTCGTCCGTTCTGAGTAGTTTGATTTTATTCCCTACTTTTGTATCTTGGGGTGTTTTGACCACGACCCATGTCTTCATAATGGGCTGACTCGTCTGAAGGGTCTTATCATCTACTTTGTGTATATACGAAATAGGTTCGGAATATTCTTTCACTTTTCGTGTATAACAAAAACAATTCTCGTATACTTCCACGTCGTCGTCCATATACTTCCTTCTTTTATTTTTTTCTAAACACTTAGACTCATTTTATATCCGGACGAATGTAAACACGTTTGGGGCATTCGTGTATCCATTTTATAAAAGGATTCCGGACCAGAATACATAATATGTTTGATGCCGAACTCTCTCAACTGATGATAACAATGGGAGCAGGGTTTAGAATCCACATACCCATCCTCGGCACTTCGTCGAGCCACATAGAGTCGCATGCGTCTAAAGGTGGTCCTGTCTTTGATGGGGTCCAGTTTCAGTTTCCTTATGGCATCTCTTAGCGCACTCATCTCCGCATGGCAAGAGATGGGATGTCCATGTTTGTCTCGAAAACAATTTCGTTCGTGGTTATATCCCCACGCAACAATCGACCCGTGTAACACAATCACGGAACCATGCCGACTTCTCATATGAGACAAGGTAGCATAATGGCTCGCCAGCGCCATGTATTTCTCATCTTGTTTAGACATTATTGAAGCAAGAACGGTTCCTTTGAGGTGTTTTCAATTTTAGGATAGAGTTTGCGAAAGAGATGTGCCATGGGGTTCATCGGATGAAGGGTTTCACAGAGCATCCCTTGAATGTTCATGAGTCCGTAGTCTTCGAGTAGTACATTGAACAACATCTGACCTTGGTAAGGTACCAATGAGACACCCTTGTATTGTTCCACGAGTCGGTAGGCAGCCTTCAATTTACCCTTCAGATAAATCTTGTGTTTCCTACTGATATAGGTGTCCATATTTGGATAATGCTTGCGAATCGAATCCTTTCGAAGAAGGACCAATTCTTTGTCAGAAGAATACGTGGAGGTAATCGCCACGATACTCTTTCCTTGTATGGTATGATAATGAGGTTTCAGGGTTTGAATCGCAACAATACCTTGGTCGGTGGTGATAAGCGTGTTTGCAGGGAAACAGGTCTCACTCACGACCGCAAATTCGTCGGTATAGGCTGGCGTGGTCAATAGGAGAGGTGATGGGAACTGGGACACTTGTTGTATCTCAAAAGAAGAAATCACCATACGACTTCCGTTCATCAGTTTGAACTGTAACTTTACATATTTATTTACGGTCTCGACAGGAATCATGTTCGTACCGGATAGAACCGTCTCTGACTGAGTGGAATGTAATTGGGTATAGGCCTCATCCGTATAATAGAGATATTCCGCATAAACTACCCCTACCAAAGATTGAACCTGTAGAACAAGCTGGAACGTAGGGTCTTGAATGTATCCCAGAGGGGCAGAATAATAGACATAAGGATTGACCGTAGTTTCCGTAAAGGAGAGGGATGGCATATCTACCGTAATAGAGCCTCCTTCGATATGCGCGAGGTCATTGATTTTTAAAGCATTTAGCACCATCAGACTTCCTTGTACCACTTTTATTCTACCAATCACATACAATGACATATTTCCATACTGAAGGGTTCCCGACTCAAATACATTTGAACCAAGCTGGACCGATTGGTTCGCGGTTTCTCCTAGATATTGCGTATGTTGCTCGTCCGAATAGAACAAGGTTGAAAACAGGACTCTTCCTGTAATCGAGGTCGTATGGAGTTCTACTTTGAAACTAGGGACCGCTACACTTGTTTTATAGAAGATGTCCACGTATTTAAACCCGTCGCTCATACTATAGATACTAAATATTCTTTTCTAAACATATCATTTACAAAAGAATATTAAGGGTTCACAAAAGATTTAACGATGAATCATGTGATTCTCATGTGATTAAAAGAACTTCTTGACAAAGGGAATCGTATCCAGCTGTTCGCGACCGTTGATTTTGAAAGAGCTGACCGTAAAGGCATCCACGGCCTTGTTCGGCAGAGTGAGCTGAACCGTAATAAACCGTGTTGCGTGTCCAGGTACCACAAACGTATTCGTACCGACCGTGAGGGATTGTGGACCTCCAAGAAGAAGTTGTGCTGTACCATCCGTATAAGAGGAGGTAGGATAGCTTATGGCATCGAACTTAGGGTTTCCGTCCACACTGGTTACTACGACAGTAACGTTTAGGTCTGCTGATGAACTGATGTAAGGATTTGGGAACCAGGTAAAATAACTGGAGTTTTCATAGATATTAAACACATACTTTGGAGCTAGTCCAGCAAACGTCTGAAGAGAAGTTTCCAGAGTCTCTAACTCAAAGACAATACGGAACTTGGTCTTATCTTTCAGACTACCGCCTGTCACGATAGGTGCGCCAATCGATAAGATGGAACCTCCCTGAGCAGAGGTGAGAGGGAGGGTCAACGCAGGGACGGTACTCTGTCCAAAGAGGCGACCACCGACAACCGCCATGCTTACCTGATAAGGGGAAAGCGTCTGAAGATTGGTTAACGCATCGTAGAATTGGATAGGGAAACTGATGCCGGTGACTGGATTTCCAGAATCTGCGTGAATGTCTCCGGAAGAAATCGCCATGTATCCCTTGAGCTTTGACGACCTCATGATGGGCACACCGAAGGCTCCATCAATCCACGAACCGGAACCCGTCGCAAACTGAAGTTTTCCATCGGTCTGAAGTTGTCCAGAGAGCTCTCCTTCTAGGGTGACATAATGGGTCAGGCGGTCATTCGCAGACTGAGCCAACGAAGTCGCAGCGGTGAGGGCCGATGTGGTAGAGCTCGCGAAAGGACTGTAGACATCCTGCTGAAAGACTGCCAATACACCCGACGCATCACCATTGGCTCCAGCGGGTCCTTGTGCTCCGGTCGCACCATCGGCTCCAGCGGGTCCGACAGGACCCTGTGGTCCAGTAGCACCAGCCGGACCCTCTGGACCAGCGGGTCCCTGCGCTCCGGTAGCACCTGTGTCACCCTTCATTCCAGTGAATTCACCAAAATCAAACCAAGCGGTTCCATCGAACATGAGCAAGTGGCGAGCCCAGTTCTGTTTTCCACCGGACTCCAACGTGGCAAGAGCATCACGATTTTCAGGTGTGTCTGCGCTAACCACCAAGTAATAGACGTTGGTCGCACTAATCGCGTTACCAGCCGAATCTACAAAGGTTGGGGACACAATGCCACTCAGAAGAGAAGATAAATCGCCATGGGCGTCTACCTTAAAGCCTTCACCGCGAGGTCCTTGAATACCCTGAGCACCATCCGCTCCCGTAGCACCCGCGGGTCCTTGGGGTCCTGTCTCACCCGGGATACCCTGAGGTCCCTGGATTCCCGTAGCACCCTGGATACCCTGAGGACCCTCAGGGCCGACAGACCCCGTAGCACCCTGAGGGCCCTGAGGGCCTGTCTCACCTTGAATACCCTGGGGACCCTGGAGACCCATCTCGCCCGCAATACCCTGAGGTCCTACTGGTCCCTGTGGGCCCTGGGGACCCGTCTCACCCTGAGGACCCTGGGGACCCGTCTCACCTTGAAGACCCTGAGAACCGGCGGGTCCTACTATACCCTGAGGACCCTGAACACCCTGAAGACCTTGTACTCCCTGCTGACCCATCGGACCTTCTGGCCCAGTAGGGCCCATAGGACCTTCAGGACCCTGAGGACCGGTAGGGCCAGCGGGGCCGGTAGTCAATGTGATAGATTCCACGGCGGAATAAACATCCTCCAATCGGTTCTCTACCCCATCAACCCGGTTCAGAATAGACTTCTTGTAGTGATTGGCGTCAAACGTGTGCGAGGCTGGTGTAATTGGCGGCATTATATACTTACAGAAGAAATTATTTTGAGAATGAAAGAATATATATTTCTCGATATTCTTTCATTCTAATCTTTAGATATGAGTTTCATATTCAAGGGTGATTCGGAAACGTATATAGGGTGGAATGGTCATCGCTAAAGCATTACTGTCTTTAGCACCTGTCTCTTGGAACAAGAGCATTACATTACCGGTGGAAGGTAAAAGGGATTCAGTATCCGTGTCGGATGCGTATAGCATAGACAATGTAGGATGGGTCTGGAAGGAAATGGTGCGTAACAGAGATGGCTCACTAGAGGTCAACGCATCTAGCGTATAGGTTTTGAGTTGGACTTGTATCGAATCCAAATTTCCTAGAGGTCCATAAGCCATGCCCGTAACACGCCTAAGTTTTCCACGGGAAGGAAGCAACAGTCCGTAAACGCCATCCATGGGACAAGACCCACAGGTCCAATGAATGGTACCCCTAACTGTGGATTCACCTTCCAGGAGAAGGAGGGATGAACAACGTTTATCTACATAGGTCTTGATTGCTTTCACGGTAGGATATTTGGTATCTGACGTAGCATCTGTTTCTACGTTTGTACTTTTGTTGACAAGGTCTTCCTTGGTAGTGTCTACCTGGACCGTATTGTTCAATCCAGCCTGGAGTGCCTGTAGTGCCTGTAAAGTGGAGTTGACAAATTGGGTTTGCTCAGAGGAACGACTGTCTACATAGGTCTTGACTGCTTTCACGCTGGGGTATTTGATATCCGAGGTTGCGTCGGTGACTATATTCACGCTTTTGTTGTCTACATCTTCCTTAAGAACCACCTCTTGCGCAATTTCATCCATGTTTTGTACAGTGAACGCCAACTCTGACCATGTTGCCGTGTGAGACGGAGTAATCAATTGAGTACCGGTGAGCTGTGTGGTTTCTCCTAAGGTATGAAGTTTAAGCGTGCCAACATTAAAATCCGCAAATGAACTCATCTATACTATATACTAACAAGTACTTTTATTTATGGGTTCGTACCTAATTCTGTTTTCATTCAAACCCTTCTTGAATTTCATTCAAACCTTCTTGAATTTTATTCAAACATACTCGAAAAGACAGATTCACCCGCACTTGCCAAAAATCCTAAAAAGAAATATTGAATAAAGGGCAAACATCCCAAAACGCATAGAAAAATCCCTAAATATTGAAGTGGCTGTATCTCCTTAAAGAGCTTGGTACCTGGTTTGTTATACGTCACAATCAAATAATAACCAATACCAAATAAGGTAATACAAATGAGTCCAATCGTAGCCATTGCTGCGAACCCACCTAAAAGAGCGCCGAAACCGACTGTCGCATATTCTTTGATAGGAGATGATTTTCGTTTCGCCATATAGATATAAAAAGATATTCTATTCTAATAGAATGAAGGTAGGATTACTCATTCCATGTACATCCAAAGGCCGTGACTGGAAAACCATGCGAGACACTTATCTCTTTCACTATACCATCAAAACCTTTATGGCTACCTTAACCTATGGGCACGAATATGTCGTCTATGTTGGATACGATGTGGATGACTCGGTCTTTTCCAAGAAAGAAGAACAAGAATACCTTCGTATCTTTGAACGATATTATACCCATGTCTCTTTTCGATTTGTTGAAATGTGTGACCCTCCTGGATATCTAACTAAAATGTGGAATCGATTGTTTCGTATTGCGTATGATGAGGGGTGTGACTATTTTTTTCAATGTGGTGATGATATTTTGTTCAAAACAAGTGGATGGATACAGGACTGTATCGAATCCTTGTTGGCTCATGACAACGTAGGACTCACCGGTCCAGACAACCTGAACGGTCGTATCCTGACCCAGTCTTTTGTCTCGAGAAAGCACATGGAAATCTTTGGCGAATATTTCCCCGAATCCATTATCAATTGGGGATGTGATGACTGGTACAACTGGGTCTATGAAGGATATCTCTATAAGTTGACTGGTCACGTCTGTACGAACGAAGGCGGTCAACCGCGTTATCTCATCAATTACGATGAACACTTCGAAGAAGATTTGACCCATAACCTACTTCATCTTCGGAAACAAGTCCGTGAACTCGCGGTAAGAGACCGTGAAAAAATACAAAAGTATTTAAATCTCTAAAGAATGACCGGAAGAACGATTTGAATCACGTAGAAACTCGGCCACCTGTAACGGTTCGTCTGGAGTGAACGGCTCTTGTATAGGAACGGCTACTTCTAAGGGCTCGGTCGTATGTATGACTTCAACGGAATGAGTCACATGGGACTCATGGACCACCCGTTCTTGTTCTACTTCTACACGATAGGTCAGATGATAGAACATACGCACGGTCACATAGAGGATGCTCGCACCCGCGAGAGGAAATAGGACAAACGCAAATATACCCATACGTTCATACTCAGACATCTTAGGTTGTGGTCGCGCCTAGAGGATTTATCAATTTTATTCTTTCACTAAACCACGATGGTTTCAAACGACTCTCGAGGGATTGGTTGATGGACCCTATTTGAATTCTCTTCCAAGAGACGATAGATAGATACAACCAACACAGAGAGTAAGAAGAGAAGGAATAATCCGACAAAAGACAAACCGGTAGCAACAAAGAGATTCATGTTACAAGATTAAAAACACTAACCTGAAAGGTCAATTTTAATCTTTTATCATACCCAACTCTTCATCCGATTTGACAAGGTCTTCTTTATACTTTTTGTAGAGTGCGTTCAAGCGTTTCCGCCTCGCATAATGAGTATAGATAAAGATACACCATAGTCCAATACAATATCCAATCAAGACGAAGTTTAAGTTGAAATTGAAGTTCATATCGAGGGGAACCCTGTTAGAGCGTGTTCTTAAATAACACATCATGTACAGGCTAGAAAGGAATAAGGATGTAGTCAATTTTAAACATGGAAAGACCGGACTGGTTCTTCGATGTATCGCATAGGGGTCCTATCCTCGTAGATATGAAGTTCTCCTATCTTACGAAGACTTCTGTACTGGTTTTCGTTCACGGTTTGCCAAGTTCTGAACTGTACCAATTCTCTTAGTTTCTGTTCGGCACTAGACACGTTGTTGATTGTATGGGTAATCGACAAATCTTCTACGGTACCATATCGTTGGTCATCTGGTTTCAGAATGCCTATGCCATAGACGGTAGACTTCAATACTTGGAGGAAAGCTTGTACGTGAGGCATCTGGCTAGACTCCATGGGCAAGCTACGCACACACTCTGCTAAGAGCCGTAAATCGTGACTCTCGTTTTTATACAGACTGTTGATGAAGAAATACTCCCCATCCTCTGACCTATCTTTCGAAAATTTGTTGAAACCAACGTCACTTCCACAATCGTTACAGTACAATCTCTCGGCACATAATTTATCGTAATAGTCCATCGAGCCTTTCACGAAGGAACTACCATAGTCGATGATTTTGGCGATATACTTGGAACGAAAGACCACCTCTTCATTCGTGTGGATATGATATTCGATGTATCCGCCTTTGATAGGTTCATAGAGCAGTACATTATCGGGGTGTAAATCATAATGCGTGAATACGGTTCGTAAGCATTTCAAAGAGAAATACACCGGATAAAGAACATACAACAAGTCGTACATGACAAACATCTTGTGGTGAAGCCGATCTCCAATCGTGTACGCGTCTTTGAGGTGTTGAACCAGAAGACATTGTCTCGCGGAAGTTTTACAAACTTCTGAAATCTTACCTGGGTTCAATGGTGTCAATTTTGCAACATGTTTACTGTTCTTTTTATCCGTTTTTTTATACAGAGTCAACGTCACCGTGTCTTTCAGCACCTTTACTCGTTCGTCAGAGGACATATAATGAAAGATTCCATAAGTCTCTACAAAAGAGGGCAACCAACGATTCACTTGATTGAGGGTTTGTCCTACCAGGTATTCATACGTTAAATTGTCTGAATTCATTTCAATGGAAGATTTTAAAATAGCATGTGCTTGATATCCTTCTCGTTCATAGTCGACTTCACGGATAAACCCGTTTACACTCGGTTTCCCGATTCGTTTATGAACCGGTTTTGCGTAAGCAAACGAAGAAAAATCGAAAAAGCGTTGGAGCTTTTCTTTCTCTTTCCCAAACGCAAGACACACACCCGAATCAGAACAAACGGTGTTCAAAAAGTGAGCCTGTCGCTTGGAACTGGTTTTCTTCATGAACGAGTGAATGGTACGAGAAAGACGAGAACGAGTTCTATTCGAATAGTGTATGTTTTTTCGAGTGTGGCTTCGATTTTGACTCAGTGATTGGGTCATTATAGTATATATAGATTAAACGACATGGACATCCTCTAATAGAATTTCTTCCTGGATAATCGAATTCAGGGTTCTCCCCACACACGCCAATAGCACGAGGAAGAACAACTCTTCGAACATCTTTAGATACACGTCGAAGATGCGAGTCTTATCAATTTTAATCTCGCTTTATTGTAATGAAACAAAACCCAAACCTAGAACAAAAAGGTATTGGGAACCGCATTTGGTTAAGCGTGCGACTACCTATTTAATCACTTGGGTATTTCATTCGTTCTATCCAATGGACCATCAGCTGATATTCTTGGATCGAGAGGTGATGTTGCCGGTGAAACGCTTGTAACATAAGCGCCAGACGATTGGAGGAAATCGCATAGTTCCAATCGTCCAAATTGTAATGAAGGTGGCGAGGGAGATAAGACAGTACGATGTGCCACTTCTGTGGAATCCCTTTTTGACACAGTTGCCGGTAAAGGTCTGTTATCTGTGGATGAGTATCCGGAGGAAATTTCGAAAGATAGTATTCGTATTCGCAGTCTACTTCTACCAGGGGGCGGAATGGGTATCCAAGGGTGACTAGACGACCTGCCATTTGTTGAAAACGTAGGGGCGCATTCAAAGAATCATAGGGTAGATGGAGCTCATGATATTTTGTGAAATAAGTACCTATCGTTTCGACGCGTTCCATCTGGAGTGACTCCATAATGACCGGTATCAAATAACATTGAGTATGACGCAACACCTTCTGGATGGCCTTTATCCAGAGTCGTTGAATCAATCGATACGACTGAGTCCTTCGAGTCATGGTTCGAAGCATCGTTGGAAAATAACACAAATCACGTTTCCGTATGGCAAGAATATAAGATTGACGTGTTCGCTCCGGGTCATTGGATTGACGATACAGGCCCACCATAGGTGTAGGTGGATGACAATAGCGAATCATCCCTTTCAATTCGAGAGGAAGTTTCATGTGTTTTATCCACCTTTTATAAATCGATTTAAATAGAATTTATCCTTCAATTTCATGAAAGCCGTCGCAGTGTTTACGGGGGCCATAGAAGGCACGGTTCATTTTACTGAGTGTGAACAAGGCGTTGAACTGAAGGTGAATTTGAAAGGATTTGACCCCAATACTCTACATGGTTTCCACGTTCATGAAGCAGGAGATTTGACCGACCGTTGTATGAGCATGTGCGCCCATTTTAATCCCTATGGCACCCATCATGGCGGTCCGTTGTCTCGAGAGAGGCACGTGGGTGATTTGGGAAATCTCAAGGCGAATGCCAAGGGCGAAGTCCATACCACCTTTTACGACAACTGTATACGGTTACGCGGGACCAAATGTAACATTCTTGGTCGAGGCTTGATAATTCACGCAGACGAGGATGACCTAGGACTAGGCGACGAGGAAAGTCTGCGCACGGGCAATGCGGGGAAACGGATTGCGTGTGCGGTCATTGGGTATGCCAAAGAGAACTTTAAAAAATAAGATGCTTTATTCCTCGATATACTCCTCTACCGCATGTAAGCAACGTAATTTAAGTTCTCGGTCCGTATCTTTCTCAAAACATTCTAAACCGCACCAGTGACAGTTTAGTTTGAATTTTTTGAGAATGAAATAATCAAGGGTACAAAAGACTTTATCGAAGGGTGCGGAACAGATACGACAGAGAGGATAAATGAGGGTTAGATATTCTCGGTTTATCGCTTGAACCTGACGGCGATGGTCCACGTTGAATTCTCCAATAAGTATTTGAATCGCGTGTGGAAGAGAAGAAATTCGTTCCTTCAGGTCCATCCTTTCAAGAAGGTGGAACGAATCCTTTTGATTCAATCTTATTCTCCGCTGGTTTCGGAGTAAAAAACTTACCTTGCTTCCCGCACTTGGTTTCATCTTTTCGTGCGATGTCCGCATATCTTAAAAAGTGTCTACATTTACCATGTTCATAGGTATTGTCTTTCGGGGCTGGGACAAAATGAGTACATTGAATACAAGGCAACAGCAATAGAGCAAAAAGATTCATGGACTATTCTATGAATCATAAAGTATCTTTAAATCAATTCGTGGGTTGAATCTCATATAGATTCGTCTAATACTATCTTCAACCTCGCATGAAGTGCCTTCTTTTGTGGAAAGGATAAATTATCCATCGGTTCTCCTGAACAATAATGCCGATAGACTTCTTCTTCCATAATGGACTGGAGCACATAGGGAGGGTTTATCCGTGCGAGAAGCTTCAATTGCTCGTTCAACATGTTGTTCAGGCGTAGTTCTACAATCACATCCTTCATGTGTTTTAGATTGTTCTGAATAGACACTTCATATTCATCGCAGAGTCCCTTGTTCATTGGCGTCGGATTTTTTCGCCAATTTTGAATCGCGGACTCCAAATAAATCATCTCGTGTTGAATCGCTTGACGGCGAGATTCGAGTCCAAGCCACTTCATCTTGGTCGTATTTTTGGTCGTGATGGCGTCCTCTGTCATCACGACAAACTTTGCGTATTCTTCCGTGTTCATCTTTTCCATGTTCATCTTTAACACGTATTTTTGATTCGTCAATTTTATCCAAAGATAATCCTTCGTTACCTTATGGCAGCCTGTTGTATGACCGTGCGAAATTGCGCGCCCTATTTATATCGAGTGTTTTCTAACATTGAACGACTGGTCCCTTTGTTTCCAGAGTTCCACTTGATTGTCGCCTATGACCATTGTATCGATGGCTCAGAAACCCTGTTAAAGATGTATCAATGGGTCTCTTCTTATCCTGTTCATTTGTTGCCTTCTAACGAGACAAGTCCCCATCGAACCGTTCGTATTGCGAACGCGAGGAATCGTTGCCTCGAGAAGCTAGAAACCCTCTCGGTCCCCATTCATTTTATGATAGACGCAGATGATGTCAATCGTGAAGCCTGGAATCTGTCTATCCTTGAATGCTATTTGAAACGAGATGATTGGGATTCTATTTCCTTTAATCGGAAGGATTACTATGATATTTGGGCATTGATGTATCGTCCCTTTTATCATCATTGCTGGGGATTTTCCGCCTATTCAAGGGATGTAGTGGAATACATGAAAAAAGATGTGACGAAGAAATTAGAGGAGTGTGAGGAGTGGATACCGTGCGATTCCGCCTTCAATGGATTTGCTATCTATCGAACACCCTTGTTTCGTGGACTCCGGTATGATGGAGAATACAAACACTTAAAACCCCTCATTCGGGACGAAGACCGAATCCAGACCTTGAGGGCTTTAAAACCGTTAGGATTACCTCTTGTTTTAGACGAAACCTTTGTTCAGAGTTGTGAACATTTGTCGTATCATCTGCTAGCAAAGCGAAGAAACGCTAGAATCTATATTTCTAAATATTGTATTTCTTAACCTTCATTTCTTGGCCTTCTTGGCCTTTCCCCTTTTTGATTTTTCAGGTGCGGGACTCGCGGGTTCAACTGGAGTCGTGGGTTCTGATACGGGTTCAACAACAGGTGTTACAGGTTCTGATACGACTTCAACTACAGGTGTCACCGGTTCAACTACAGGCGTCACTTCAACAGGTGTCGCCGGTTCTGATATGACTTCAACCGATATCACTTCAACGGGAGTCGCCGGTTCAACTACAGGAGTCACTTCAATGGGAGTCGCCGGCTCTGTCATGACTTCAACCGATATCACTTCAACGGGTGTCGCTGGTTCAACCACATGTGTCACTGGTTCTGATACGGGTTCTGATACAGGAGTCACAGGCTCAACCACAGGCGTCACTGGTTCTGATACAGGAGTCACTGGTTCTGATACGGGTTCATCAATAGGAGTCACTGGTTCTGATACGGGTACAACCACAGGTTCAACTACAGGAGTCACAGGCTCAACCACAGGGGTCGCGGGTTCTGATACGGGTACAACCACAGGAGTCACAGATTCAATAACGGGTTCGGTCACAGAGTCCACTAATTCATACAATTCTTGAACAGCATTCACCACAGGAACCTCCGATACCACAGGAACCTCCGGGACTATAGTGGACGTCAGGGTATTTGTCCCAGATTTGACAGATATCTTCTCCAACTGGTCCATACTGACCGTATGCGTATTTTGACCAAATATCAACGTTATCTTGTTTAGCAAATTCGAAAGAAAAGACATGTGATATATATGATAGGAGTGTAAATATTTTTCATATAATTCTACTTTTGTTTTTAACATTTCATTGTTATATCGATGATTATAAATATAATTATCAATATTGATACGATGAATCGTGTGATGATTGGTTTCGATTTCTTCTTCCCTTTTATGGATATTCTCTAAAGATTTTTTAATCATGTCTGAAATATCTTGGTTTAAATTCATACTATCGCTGAATTCAAACAGTTTAAACGGTTCCAAATCCTTATAGGGTATATAATTTCTTTTCTTAGGTTCGAGTTTAAACTGTTCCTTGTAAAAAGTCTTGACCATTCCATACAGCTTGTAATAATCACAATAAATGCGATTATTGATAAAGGAGTACTGCTCTTTGATGTGTTTCATTTCTAAATCATACAAACGGCTTTGATAGTAAAAAGAATCTAACCCAAAAACCTTGTTCGTTTTATTTTTCTCGATGTATTCCTTGTACTGGGTGTGCGTTTGACTTTGTATCTCATGTAATTCATCCAATTTGTGTAGAATACGTGTATGGGTTTGTTGTATTTCTTCTATTTTCATATAATATATTTGTTATTTTTTATTTATATATACTATATGGAGCATCCAAAATGGTGTCCAGAACATGAAAATATATTATCCGAGTGGGCGGACAAAGCGCTTTGCTACAAATGGCTTCATACAAAAAGTTTCGCCAAATATCAACGACTCCATAATTTATATACGGTTCCAGTGATTGTGATGAGCACACTGACTGGGACTGCTAATTTTGCACAAGAAAAATTACCCGAGAATTATCAGTTCTATGCTCCGATAATCATTGGTTGTGTCAATATCATTGCGGGCATCATTACGACGGTACAGCAGTTTCTTCATATCAATGAACTGAATGAGGCGCATCGTGTCAGCATGATTTCCTGGGATAAATTTTACAGACGTATCAAGAACGAGTTATCCCGAAACCCAAGAGAACGCACCAATGTGAATGAATTTATCATGTCTTCTACCGAAGATTATGACCGTATTACCGAGACGAGTCCCACGATTGACAAGGACATCATTGACTTGTTTAAGGCCACCTTTGATGGCACCTTTACTTCTTCCGATACAAGACTCATGTTTCAAGAAATCACAAAGCCCGATATTTTAGATAAACTGGTGAGTGTTAAGAAAAGTGTATACAAAGACCCTAATCCGAAAGAGGCCCCGAAAGAAGAGGTAGCGATTGAAATGTTTTCTAAGAAATTCTCGCATGAATTCGGCAGGAGTCCGACGAGAGAAGAATTGGTCGATAATCTAACCAATGAAACGATTCGTGAAGAACATATCGACAAGTATATTCATAAATACTCAATTGAAGAGGTATAAAATATATCTATATTGTAATGTTCCCTCGGGTGATTCTCTTTGTCATTCTTCTTATCCTTCTCCTGTATATGGGTTATTCGCATACAGAACCCTTTACAGAGCCGTATACAGACTCCGTGATTCCATTAAAAATATTCCAGACATGGAGTACGAAAAATTTACCAGTCCACATGAAAGAGAATTGTATTCGTTTACAGAAACAAAATCCACAGTTTGAGTATTATTTATACGACGATGAAGACTGTTTTCAATTTATTAAGAAACACTTTGGAAAGGAGGTACTGAATGCGTATGAAACCCTTATTCCTGGCGCTTACAAAGCAGACCTATGGCGTTATTGTGTATTATATATACATGGGGGTATTTATTTGGACATGAAGATGAGGTGTGTTGGAGATTTCAGGTTAATTGAACTCACCAAACAGGAACATTATGTCAAAGACAGGCCTTCTGGCGACTTCATGAAGGGAGATATTGGCATCTATAACGCAGTCATGATTCAGCGTCCAAAGAATCCGTTGATGTTAGATTGTATCAACCAAATTATAGACAATGTTAAAAACCTAGAATATGGGTTTAGTTTCTTGTATCCAACGGGTCCTGGGTTACTTGGCAATCTCTATATGGAGAAACGAGCGAAGTATCGTTTACCACAAATCGACATGTTTCACGAGTCACAACGTGAAACAATACGGTATAAAAATCGAGTAGTTTTGGAACATTATCCAGAATACCGAAAGGAACAATTAAACCATCAAACAGAATTACATTATGCGGTCTTGTGGAACAAGAATAGCATCTATCTTTTGTAGGAGAAGGTCAATGGTCTTCTGTTGAGTGTCTACCCTTTGTTGGAGTTCTCGGATAAGAGCATGGTGTTCTTCTTTCGTTTTCAGTAACATTTCATCTAGTTGTTGAATCGCAGAGATAGAGAGTGTAAAAATCATATCTTTTTCAATCGAATGAAAGTCCTGAACTTCAGTACCGTATAGAAATATGTCCTCTGTAAAAGGTTCCGCTAATTGATAATGTCCGTCAAAGTCGTGTACAATGTAAGTGGTATATATTCGTCCGTCTCTTCTGTAACGTACCCTGTCATCCTTCTTTAAAGGATAATCCACCGTAAACCACCCTTTGACGCAAGAAACGGTACGATAAATATTGGGAACAAACCCAGGCCCTTCGTGTATAGCTGTCTTGAGGAGGTCAATCTTCTTGATATCTTGCGCAATAAACCCAATTTGGTTCTTAGGTGAATCAATAAAATCGTACATTTTTGGTCTGAGTAGTCTCAGTGTATCGAGAGAAGTGACACGGTTCAAATCTTCCACGTTTATTTTGACGCGTTTATCGGACGTGGATTGAAACGTCGTGGATTTGGTTGTACCAAATACTTGTAGATTTTGATTGATATAGGTGGAAGCATTTAGCACTAGATTATTCGCATCCACGAACATGTTAGAGGTATTGTTGTCGTAAGTAATATAACTTGTATTTGTCGCAGTGCCACTACCGCCTCCGCCTCCACCACCACTGAGAACATAGGCCGTACCATCCAGTGAATAGAGGGTGCCAACATTTAGATTCGTACAAACCGCGTTATCCGCATAGAAATTGGTCATGGACGCATTGAACGCACTGAAGTTGGTCGCCGAACTATTTGCTAGATTGCTGTTGAATAGAAAGGCCGTGCCGAGGTCCACATTGGTTGCGCTGAAATTGGTGACGGAACTATTGACTAAATTGCTGTTGGTGACAAACGCTGTGGTCAGGGACACGTTGGTCGCACTGAAATTGGTGACGGAGCTGTTGGTCATGTTGGCGTTAGTTACAAACGCCGTAGTCAAGGAGACATTCGAGGCGCTAAAATTCGTGACGGAGCTGTTCACCAGATTGCTGTTACCCAAGTAAGCAGTCGCAATCGAAGCATTGTTTGCGCTAAAATTGGTGACGGAGCTGTTCACCAGGTTGCTGTTGCCCAAGTAAGCGGTCGCAAGCGAAGCATT